GATATCATGTTTTGGTACGTCCAGTATCAGTTAAGAGTATAACAAAGGGTGGTATCTATATTCCTGATTCAACTAAAGATGATATGTCTTACCTAACTACGGTAGGAAAAGTAGTAGCACTAGGAGATCTAGCTTATTTTGATAAAGAGAAGTTTCCTGCTGGTGCATGGTGTAAAGTAGGTGATCACGTTTCTTATGGTAAACATATAGGAACAAAGCTTTTTTATAAAGGTGTTCGTTTTATTTTACTCTTTGATGACCAAATAACTATGCGATTACAAGATCCGAAAGATCTTGATCCTACATTTAATTTGAGCAGAGGTTCAGTTTAATTTGGGAAATCGTTAATTATATGATATAATATTAACAGTACGTAAATCGTTTGTCTCGTAAACAACGGAAGGATAATAAAATGGAAGAAGATAACTGGAACACAGTCAGTGTTCAGAATGCAGAGCAAGATAAAGATAAGATTGAAATTGAATTTGAAGAAGAACCTGAGAAAGAACCTGAAATAAAATTACAGGAAAAAGAAGAAACTAAAGTAGAAATTGAACAGGAAGATGAAGTTAAAGAAGAACCTGCTCAAGAAGAAGAAGTTAAAGCTGAAGCTCCAGAGTTAGAAGGAATAGAAACAAAGGGAGCCGAAAAAAGAATAAGGAAACTTATTCGACAGCGTAAAGAACGTGATGAACAAATTCAAGCTCTCATCCAAAAAAATGAGGAATTAAATTTTAACCTCAGAACAAAAGATAAAGAAGTAAATACACTTGGTAAGTCAAGTTTAGATGCTTCAGAGAAGCAGTTACAAGATAAGATTGAATTAGCCAGAACAGCTTATTCAAATGCCTTTGAAGAAGGTGATCAAGATAAAGTTTTAAAAGCACAAGAAATGCTTAATGATGCTCAGATAGATCTTAAAAATGTAACGGCTGCTAAAAGTAATTATCAAGAGATAGAGGAAGTACCAGCACAACAAGCTGTACAACCTAGATCTCAACCACAGCCTCAACGGACTGATCCAAAGGCAGAGCAATGGGCTTCTGATAATGATTGGTTTGGACAAGATAATGTTATGACGGCTGCTGCTCTAGCAATAGATGCAGAATTAAAAGGAGAAGGATATGATCCAACGGATCAAGACTTTTACGAAGAAATTGATAACAGAATTAAGTCGGCTTTTCCACAGAAGTTTGGTGAAAGTCAAAGTCGTGTGCAGGAAAATACGTCAAAACCTGCTCAAGTAGTATCAGGGGGTTCACGTTCATCCCCAACCAGTTCTAAAAAAGTTAAGCTAACAAAAGAAGATGTTAGATTAGCGCAGAAATGGGATATACCACTTGAAAGATATGCTGCTGAGAAGTTAAAAGTTGATGACTCAGATGGCTATACAAACATAACGTAACGTGGGAGATTAAAGATGACAACACGAAATGAACAACGTAGTAATACAAGTAGAGAAACTAATACAAGAGAAGAAGAGTGGACCTTTGAGGAGCCAGATGCCCTTAAAATACCTGAAGAGGTAGAAGCACGATTCAGCAATGACGGTATGTCATTACGCTGGTTACGCATATCTGTAAAAGGACAAGATGACATCTCCAATATTGGTAAGAAACAGCAAATGGGTTGGGAGTTTGTAACTCCTGATGAAGTTCCTGAACTTGCTATTACATCCTTCGTAAGGAAAGAAGGCCGTTACACGGGAACAGTCTGTCGTGGAGACTTAGCGTTGGCGAAGTTGCCAACAGGAAAAGTAATGGCTAGAAGGAAGCATTATGAGAATAAATCTAAAGAGATGATGGATGCGGTAAATGCACAACTCATGCGTAACAATGATTCTCGTATGCCGATTTCAAATACAAGTAAATCAGTTACAACCAGAGGAAGACAACCTTCTTTTCAAGATTAAGTCTTTCTCTATAGATTAGGAGAAACACATGTCTACTACTAAAGCATTTCGTGGCTTTACTCCTGCTCGTATGATTGGTGGTGGTTACAACAATGAAGCTGTAACCGATGTCATTGCATGGTCATCTACTGGCCTTGCAGGTACACCAACCAATAACATTTTTACTGGTGATCCAGTAGTACTTCCGGGTGCAAACTTTGCAACAATATCTCCGTATATTGCTGCTACGTTGAAACCTTCTGGAGTATTCATGGGTTGTCAATATGTTGAGAATGGTGAGCAGAAGTTTGCTCGTTTTTGGAACGGGGGAACAAGTGCCACAGATATTAAATTTTTTGTGATTACGAATCCAGATCAAACGTATCACATTCAATGTTCACTAACCTTATCTGCTGCTGAAATGTTGATCGTAAAGAACTACAATGTTACTGTTAGTTCTACGGCTTCATCAGGCAATACCACAACTGGTCAGTCTAGTTACTATCTAGACGGAGCATCAGGCACAGAAGCTGTTGCTGCTGTACGTGGTATCGGCAGAGCGCAACTTCCAAGTGAAGGTGATGGCGATGCCTATCCAATCGTGGAAGTTTATCTTAATACGCACCGTGATCGTTATGTCACGGCAACAGCGTCTACAGCTTAATAGGGAGGATTTATTATGGCTATAAATAGAGCTAGTATTAGTAAAGAACTCCTTCCCGGCTTAAATGCTGTGTTTGGAGTTGAATATGGAGAAGTTAATGATGAACATAAACAACTCTTTGAAATAGAAAACTCAGATCGTGCTTTTGAAGAAGAAGTACTTTTCACTGGATTTGGCTCTGCGCCAACTAAAGGTGAAGGTGCTGCTGTTACTTATGATGACGCACAAGAGAGTTATGTAGCCCGTTATACGGCTGAGACTGTAGCATTGGCATTTGCCATTACAGAAGAAGCAATGGAAGACAATCTTTATGATACGTTTGCCAAGCTTCGTGCTAGAGGTCTTGCCCGTGCAATGGCTAACACTAAGCAAGTTAAAGCTGCTAACATTTTCAACAATGGTTTCTCAGATACTATTGGTGATGGTGTAGCTTTCTTTGCTTCAACTCACCCAACTGTAGGTGACGGTAATCAAAGCAACTTAGCTGCTGCTTCTGACTTATCTGAAGCCACACTTGAAACTATTCTTACGAATGTTCAGAAGATCAAAGATGATCGTGGCATTCTAATTGGTGCAAGTGCTGTAAGTCTACATATTCCAGTTGACTCATGGGCGATTGCAGATCGTGTTCTTTCTAGCCCCGGAAACACTCAAACGAGTGACCTTCAGGCTAATCCAAACACGAATGCAATTAATGCCATTCGTCATCTAGGTATGTTGCCAGATGGGTACTACATCAACCGTAGGTTCACCGACACTGACGCTTACTTTGTTAAGACTGATGTGCCTAACGGTACTAAGATGTTTAACCGTACTCCTCTTCAAACGAAGATGGAGCCAGACTTCGATACTGGTAATCTCCGCTTTAAGGCACGGGAGCGTTATAGCTTTGGTGTTTCTGACTGGCGTGGATGGTTCGGTAGCGCAGGTTAATTAATATATGGGGGAGGAGTGCAATACTCCTTCCTCATTATTATAAGGAGAAGCTATGACTACAAATGTTAAAGTAGCACAAAATGTAAGCAGTGATGGAGCAATTATAACAGGCTTTCGTTATATTGATACCAACTTAACTTTAGGCGATGAAGGAACTGGCTCTGATCCCACCCCATCTATAAACCGTATTCTTGCTATACATACTTATTCAACACTTGCAGGTGAAATTGTTATTACAGGAAGTAAACAGATTACGAATAAGACAGCAAAGGGAACAGCTATACGTTATCGTGTAGCAGCAGCAGATGCCAACGATCAATACATAGGAGACATGGGAGTAGGTGTACATGGTATACTTAGTGTTGCCAACTCAGGCACAGGAACAATGACTCCTACAATAACTCTATATGTAGGCTAAAGATGCCTAACTATGCTTACTTGAAAACAGACCTTGTTAATACGACTGAGAATGATTCAACTGAATTTGCTGCTCAAGTTTCTGCTTTTGTAAAGAAAACAGAATTTAGAATGATCAAGGATCTGGACGATGCAGGACTCGATGAATACACTAATATATCAGTATCATCTGGTAATGCAGGAACTGTGTCTTTAAATGACAGAGTTCGTATTGTCAGAAATGTAAACTATAAAGTTAGTAATGGTACACAAGTTACTAATCTTCTTCAGAGGACAGTAGAATATGTAAATGACTACTGGCCTGTTAGTTCGTCTACAGGAACGCCTAGATACTACACTCGTAGAAATAATTCAAGTATAAAAATAGTACCTACTCCCGTTTCAGCATTAACAGTAGAAATTCAATCACAGTCACAACCATTAGCCTTGGCTTCTGCTACAGGTACAAGCGTGACAGTTCAAAATTATTTTAGTGATTACTGCTATGAAGCTCTCTTTGCAGGATGCATGGTAGAAGCTACCATGTACATGAAAGATTGGCAGACACTTCCCGTATGGCAAGGGGAATATCAAAATGCCATAGCAACATTACGCAATCAAGCTAGACGGACTCGACAAGATGATATGGCTGTAGCTGCATCTCCTGCTGGTGGTCCAGATCCAGTTGTAGACGGTTCACCATAGGAGGATAAGATGAATGATAAAAAAATACCAATATCTACTCAAGTAAAAGCTAAAGCAGCTATGGAAAAAGCAGGTGTTAAAGAAAAAGCATCTACAGAAATTAAAAAGTTAAAAGATAATCTTAAACAACAAATTAAAAGAACTGGAACATACCTTCCTAAACTTAAAAAAGAAACTCGAAAAAAAGTATTTAAAATTAAAAACGAATTTAAAAGAAATAACATTAATATTAACAAAACAATGAAAAAAGATTTAAAACTTTTAATGGAATATGGAACAGATGCTCAGAGAGCTAAAAGCTTTATGCGTAAAACTAGTGAAACAGGAAAAAAACCAAAGGCTATAAGAACAGTAACTACAGATAAAAAAGGAAAAATAATTAGTAAATCAAAGCCTGTATCTAGTCAATTTAATATGGGTGTTACAAGAGAAATGCCTTATGATCGTCCAAGCAAACCAGCTAATTCTAAGAAGGTTGCTTCAAAAAAACCTACAGGTAAAAAAATAACACCAGCACAACAAAAAGTTATAAATCAAGCAGCACCTCTAATTGAAAAAATTGACAAAGGTTATCAAAAGGGAAGTCCAGTAAAATTCGCACCTGAACCAGAGAAACCTATAATTCCTAAAAGAGGTGGTGGTATGACTCGACAAGGTTTATATCCTGCTGAAGAATCTCGTTCAGGTACAATGTCTGAAGATGAGCGTAAACGGTATATGACTATGGGTAAAAAAGGTGGTGGTATCGTTTATCGTAATATGGGAAGAGCTATCGGTGGTGATATGGGTGGTGTATCTACGGTGAGTTATTTCTACGATGACTGATTTAGATGCGATCAAGTTATAGAAAGTATTTATAATAATGGTTAATCGGGCAAGCGTAAGGCAACAGATTATGAAACCAAAGAAGAAAAAGTTAAACATAAAGAAAGCCATTAAGAAACCCGGAGCATTACGTAAGTCTCTAGGTATTAAAAAGGGAAAGACTATACCAGCTTCTAAGTTAAAGAAAGCTGCTAAGTCTAAAGGTAAACTAGGTCAAAGAGCAAGATTTGCTATGACCTTAAAGAAACTACGAAAGAAGAAAAGGAGAAGTTAAATGGGTGGACCAATAGCACAAATCCCTACTCCAGTAGATCTGGATAAGGTACTTGGCAGACCAACGGGACAGGGCTTTGGTGCTGCTCGTAAAGGACCAAGTGTAGAAGGACCAATAGAGGCTGTTATGGATGAGAAATATACTCAAGGTAAGTCTTTTAAAACTGATAAAGCAAACCGTGTAGGTAACTACGCTCAGACGGGAGATTAATCATGGCATATCAATTAATTCCAATGGCAGTTTTGGGTGCAATTAGATTAGCTACTCCAATAGTAGCTAGAGCTTTAGCGAAAGCGGGATTTAAAGAAGCTACTAAAACAGCAGCTAAAAAAGCTGGTAAGACAGCTACAAGAATTAAACCACAAGAAGTATTAAAAATAGTTAAGAATCAAAAAACTTCATCACCTAGAAATCGTCTACAAGCAATTAAATCTAGAACAACTAAGAAGGTTGAACCTAAAACAACTAAGAAGGTTGAACCTGAAATAATTAAGAAGGTTGAACCTAAAACTAAAATAACACCTAAAACAACTAAGAAGGTTAAACCTAAAACTAAAATAACACCTAAAACAACTAAGAAGGTTAAACCTGAAAAAACAACAAAAGAGTTTTATGAAAAAGCAGGTTTTAAAAAATCTGATGCAAAACCAAAACAATTAAAGTTTCAACCTAAAAAAACAACAAGAGAGTTTTATGAAAAAGCAGGTTTTAAAAAACCTAGTGGTAACGTACCAGCAAAACTTAAAAAACTACCACTTGTAGATCAGCAAAAGATTGCAAGATTAGGTGGCCTATCAAAT